TGATCGTCTGCACCTGATGTGAGGCTGTTCTTTAGCGAAATTGTGTGTGTGTAAGGTGCTGAAGCGCCTGTTGTTGCAACTGATCCAAGAAGCCCTGCGATCGCGTAACCAACTGTGTCGGCAAATACTGCGCCGCCGAAGTCAAAGGTTGAGCGTGTGCGGCCCTGTAGGTAGTTGTAGTTCACAACATTGGAGCCACGAAGCCCTGTGTCGTAGAGCGGATCAACAACATCGACTGGCTTGATGTTGTCTTTTGCTACTGGGATAAAATCGGTCGGTGCAACGATCGTACCCTTGGTTGCTTCTTTAGCGATACCCAGGTACGAGCGTACGGATTGCTGTACTGACATTATTCACTCTCCTTAGAGTCGGAGTCTGACGCGGCAGACTTAGTTGGGGCTGGTGTTGGTACTGCTGGCTTCGCTGCCCCTGGTGCTGCGCAATCAGGGTGTGTAAAGCCTTCGGGTGCGTCAAACTCGTCACCTGGTTTTACTGTGATCCCCAGCGATGGGAACACTCGTTCATCTGTTCCATTGTATTTCAGTTTCATGTTTGCTCCTATGCTTGGATCATTTCAGTAACATCGAATTCTATCTCAGCAAACACTTCGGAAGCGCCCTCATTGGTAGTTGAGACTTCTCCGTAGCGTGCATTGATGATCGGTTCGGCTCCTTGCCACACTAGGTTACCCGTTGGGTCGCCAAAATTGTGGTCGGAACGCAGCCGCTCTTTGATGTTGTCGATTAGCACATCAAAATCATCCATTACATCCTCAGCGTTGCGATGCATGGAGTGGGTATAAATCTGCAAAACAAGTGTGTAATCCACGCGCTTCCAACCGCTATGCGCACCGCCGATCGCAAGGCGTGTTTCTGTTTCAGCCGCGATGAAAATGACAACGGCCGAACGAGTCAATTGCCCAGGCTGTGAATTGACCTGGTAGTTGATGCGCTTGGGAAAGGAAGTAAAAACCTGGTTGAGGTTTGGAATTTGTGGGTTGGAAATAAACGCCGCGAGCGTGTTTCGGACCCCTACGCGGCCAGCCATTACCTGATCCTGCGGTACTTATCGACCATGTCCAAAGCCAACCTGATCTCACCGCCGTAGCGTGTAGCCCCTGGCAGACTCGCTTGCGGTTGGGTTGTGATGTTCATGGTTAAAGAGTTGTCGCCTCGGACCTTGATGAAAGCGGTGGTGATCAAGATGCACGCTTCCTTGATCGCGTTCGGCAGGTTGCTCACTTGAGTTCCTGCGGCGTGGGTATAAAGCAAAGGCGAAGCCAAAGAAACGGTTGTGCTGCCGTAGGTATAGGCGCTAGAAACATAAACAGTCTCGGTGTTGGCCCCATCAAAGATACGCAGCATTTGGCCAGCCACAATTCCAGTCGCCCGCTCAACAACAAGGCTTGAGGCCCCTGCTGTGGCGCTTACGATCGGGTTGTTGACGAAGCCCGCTACATAGGTGTACTTAGTAAAGATTGTCTGAGTTGGCGATCCGCCACCGAAGGCCAAAGGACCCTGGCTTGACCAGTTCAAAGCCATGGATGAGATCGGGATAATGACCTGTTGGGCCTCGAACCAGGCGGTTGAGCAGTCGGTCAAAGCCGACAGAAGGTTTGGCGTTGGGCCGTAGTAGAAAGACTCCAGGGAGATGATCGGGCTTTGATTTGGGTGCAAGGAGATGTATCCCTGCGGGGTAAAGCGTGTGCGCTGGGTTTCTGTTTGGCGATTGGCCACCAGGTTTTGGTTCAAATATTCATCCATGAAAGATGAAGCGCGAAGGATAACCCGAGCCAACTCCGCGTCTTGAGCAGCAGCGTTTCCACCGACCACCAGGTTGTCATAGTCGATCGATGTAGGAGCGTTCTTATACTCCGCAACCGTCAAATATGGCCGCTCGGAGAAAGTGTCGAGTGTTACGCCTGTTGTCATTTATTCTCCATCTCGCGGGATGTCTTTGGCTTCTATGCCGCAACGACCGCATTTGCGAAACCAACCGTTGAAGCCACATTCTACGCAAGTAAATCCTCTTTGGAGGTCGCCAGCGCTGTAAGGATTAAGAGATGCTTCAAAGAAACCCTCTGCCTTCATTGCCCTGCCCGCACTCGGACTTTCAACATTGTAGATACCGCTACGATCGGGAAAGTAACTCTTGCCGCCTACTACCGTTTCTTTTACACCTCGATCAGGTGCTACATATCTGCCCATGGTGATCCCTTCCTCTTTGGAATAAAGAAGGGTGCGCCCACTATCTGACGCACCCTCCTTCTTTATTCAATTGTTACGCGTTAACAATTCCTGAAACTGCGCCATTCCATGCTGGAGCGGTGCAGAAGAAAGTGCCACGGAAGTAAGTTGAGAAGTCATAGGTGAACTGTGTGACAGGCCATTGAATTCCCATGTAGTCCTGAACTAAGAAGTTCGCCCAAACATCTGAAACCTCAGTGTCAGGGATTGGAAGTGTGAATGAAAGAACTGGAGCAACGCCCTGGTTGAGCCATGGGTGAACCATGAGATCAACAGCCTTGCCTGTTACTTCATTCTGTAGACCAGTAACGATAGAACCGTAAGTGGTTCCACCTGCGCCTGGATCGTTGATTACCAAACGGTAGTTAGCGGTTGAGCCGTTCTTGATCGCATCTGAGAGTTGCTTACGATCGTTACCGTTTAGGAGAACCATGTCAGGATCAGCCTTTACATTTTGGTAAAGGTTCGCAAACACATTCTGGAATTCAACGCCTGGGTTAGAGGTGCTGAACGCTGAGTTGATCGCGTTGTTATAGCCTGTGTTTGGTCCAAGGACTGTAGGAAGGATGCCGTCATAACCTGTTGCATAAGCAGATGTGTCTGCTGTTGCGCGAGATGCTGCTGCACCTGTTGTTGTGAATGCTGCGTTGTTGCCAAGTAGACCTGCTGCGCCAGCACCCTGAATTGTGAATGTGCCAGTTCCCTTTAGAGTTCCCTGGTACTTGAGGTTTGCAGCGCCTGTTGCTGTTCCAACATAGATGTTGTAACCAAGTGCGCCTGTTACTGCTGTTGCTACGGTGATTGTTAGAACATCGCCTGATGCAACTGCTGTGTTTGCTTCTGTTCCGAGGATTGACTCGCCGAAGCCGTTAGCAGAAATACCTGCGTCTGCTGTGACATTCACATAGTAAGTTGTTGCAGCGAGTGCTGTCTGTGATCCTGAAGCAACAGGTGAAGCAAGAGTGAATGTAGGTGCTGCTAGAGCGCCTGAGTATCCGCTTGCTGTTCCGCGTGCCATAAGCATCATGCGCTCTTCCATCAACATTGTTGCATAAAGTGTTGATGTTGATGACAACTGACGAAGGTCCTGGTATCCGAGGCCTGAGAAGTTGGCATCGAATGAAACCTGATCAGATAGAGAGTATGAGTTGTATGGCAAGACTAGATCATCTGCTGTGTAAGAGATCTGTGGACCGCGCTCTAGGTAGAGGCCGTTGGCTCCGCCTGGTGCAAAGTTATTCTGAGTTGTCTCAGTAATACCTGGCCAAATCTGTCCTTGTCCACCAGTTCCTGTACCTGTGTAACCAAGAATTCTCTTGACACGGTGTGAAGTACCGACACCCTTCTTACGAGGGATGCGGTTACGGAGTGGAGTTGGGCGTGGTGTCAGCAACTTAGCAGGTGCTTCGAGGTCGAATGCCGCGAAAGATGTGCTAAGAGGTGAAGTTGTAGTGATTTCTTTCTGAATGTCCTGCATCGCTAGGCGTTGTGCTGCGAGCGCATTCTGAAGTCCTGCTGCTGCATCAGCAGTCAAAGACTTTGATGCTGCGAGGGCTTCCATTGCTGCCATTGGATCTTGTGTAGGTGCTTGTCCTGGAACATGAGAAGCGTTAGATAGGGACTTACCGAGTAGATCGGTGTACTCCTCCATCTTTTGCGCTGCTTCATAAGGTGTAGCACCGTCAAAGAGATCGGCAGCCTTTGGCATTTCTGTTGCCATGTGGCTTGTTCCTTTCGGGTAGGTTACTTGCTTTCGGCTTGAGCCTTACCGAGGAACTCCTCGGCTAGTGCTTTGTAGCCTTTAGCAAGCATTGGGTCGGTTGTTGCATTTGCTTTCGCTTTGTAAATGGCAGCCTTGGTTAGCAAGTCGTTCGTTGTTTTCACATTGATCGGCTTCGCTGTACGGCTTGGGCCACCAGCCACTGCGAGAGACTTGGCAAGTTCCAACTCAGCCTCTAAACCTACCGCTTTGGAAAGTGCTGCCTCTTTTGCAGCCACTAATTCCGCGATCTCTGATTTGAGAGATTGTGTTGCACTCTTGACCACCTGCTCTACGATGGCTTCTACTTCTGTTGGATCTACATCCACAGAATTCTCTGTTGCTTCGGCTGGAACTTCCTCAGCCTTTACTTCCTCATCGTTAGCCTTTACTTCAGGCTCTTCGCCTTCGGCTGACTTTGGAGTTTCTCCTGGCGCATACATCTCGGCTGTTGTTACATGAGATGGCATTGCGACATTCGCAAAATCGTTAGTTGTTGTTAGTCCGTGATCGGACCCTGGTTGGTTGCATCCACATTCAAGGCACTTAGAAATGTCGGCAGACTTTTCTGCATCAACTTCATCGGTGTCTGCGGCCATGTACTTATCCCAGCAAGCCTTGGCAGCGTCATCATCCATACCTGCTTCTTTGCAGCGCTTCATAAAGTCAGGCTTGGTCTCATCTTTCAGAGGCTTGATTTCTTTATCTGATCCTGCTGCGCGTTCGATAATTGTTTCTTCTTCCACGACTTCTCCCTCTGCTTCTTCTCCTTCATACCATGCATGGAGATGCATTACGGCTTCGAGAAGGTGTCCGATTGATTGTATTTCATTGTGACCTTCACGCATTTCACCCGCTTCAATTGAGATTAGGTTAGCAAGGGCTTCGCGTGCGGCTTCGTACTGTGTCTTATCAAACTTGAGAAGGTCTCCGATGGCTTCAACAGGAAGTTCGACTGTATCTTTCATTGAGGTCTCCTCTGACTTGGTAAGCGATAGTAAGTGTAGGGCAGATTGTAATGCTTTGCGGAGTTCTGCATCGCTAGATTTACCAATTGGGTTTTTCTTTAGGTTATCTGCGAGGTCTTTCAACTTCTTAGCCGCTGGCTTGAACTTTGGTTCATCTTTCAAGATTGATGCGGCGCTGTTCAGGGAGCGTGAAGCCCCTACGCTGTTGCCGCGTGTAATGCTTGTTCGAGCATCATCCATGTGGCTGAACGCATCCTCGCGGATTTGCGCTGCATCCATAACTCGTGGATTTGCAGAAGGTGAAGGACCCGCGCTGGTTACGATCTGTTTGTAACTACTGTTTAGATCATCCTCTGCTGCATCTAAATCTTTCTTGGCTTTAGCCTTTGAGGTTTTACCGCCCTCTGAACCGCCCGCTGATCCGCTTCCACCCCCAGCCGATCCGCCTCCGCCACCACCGCCGCCTCCAGCAGCGCCCGCAGCAGGTGCGCCCATACCGCCA